ATATAAACCACAACTTAATATTTCATCATAATCATGACAAACACACTCACAAATTCATATGTAGCTAACATCAACTGGTCCTCCATACCGGAAGGCTTAATTGAATTACGGACTTTGAGATCCTTTAGAAGGCATCCCATCGACCGAGACTACATCGACCCTTACGTGCTCAAAGTCTACGAGGAGATTCTCACTCCCAGACTACTTTACGATGTCAAGAACTACTGGCGACCAAACTATGATCCCGATATATTCTTAGACAACCTCTTGAAATTCAAGAGCCCACGACGAGCACAACCCAACGACTGGGAATCGTTTCAAAGATACATCGATAGTGACTATCACTACGAATTCCGTTCACACGGATTTTTCGACTTTTCTTTGCTCGACACCAACTGGCGGGCAGCTGCTGGCTTCGGTTACGGCAACAAGAAGAAAGGCGATTTTGGTGTAAAAGAACGAGCTTTCAAAACAGCTTGCGTCTTAGCACTTGAGTATCACAAAGGAAACCGGCTTACACTCGACGAGTACACTCCAGACCTCGCCCTTGTTAAACCTGAGCCCTCACCCAGCTCAAAGAGCAAGCTACGCCCCGTATGGGGAGTTGCCTACCACAACTGGATCCTCTCAGCACTAGGCGGACAACCTGCAATGAAAGCAGTCCCCTCGTTACTAGACGGATACCCTCTTGTTCACAACATTGATCCCTCCAAAGACATACCTCTACTTTACTCTCAACTGAACGACAAGTACCCAGACCACCACTGGTACCAGATCGATTGGTCCAGCCTCGACGCTGACGTCCAACTATTTGAGTCGAACACTTACGACCAGAGGATGAATGAACGAATCTCGTTCAATGGAGACGAACTAGCAGCATCTTGCTGGAAGTTCAGCACCGATTGGCGTTCACACGGCACTGTCGTTTCACCTAGTGGAACTAAGTACGTACGCAACGGCAACGTAGGATCCGGAGACACGTTAACCTATCACAAAGACTCTGAAGTTGCACACCGCAGACTCAGATATCTACTGAAAGATTTCGAATCTGATTTCTGTCCCAAACAGCTCATCCTTAAATGCGGAGGAGACGACGGAATAATCGGAGTACCCCGAAACGTACAGTTACCTATTAAGAAGCTATCCCACGACGCTGAAGTCACATTCAACTCTAAGCTCAACGGTAATAAATTCGAATACAGTCCGACACCCCTCGGATTATCCCTGTTCAAAACAGAAGTCAATCCTGGCTTTCACGCCCAAAGGAAAGAAGACACTGTCGCAGTACTAGGAAGGACACTCTGTCCTCTAGGAACTATCGAACACGGTTCACTTTCGACTGCACGAGTCAGAATGATCAACGACGCAACCGGATGGACTAATCCATACCTGTTACAGACATTCTTCAAACTCAAACGCTTATACGGCGAAGCAGACCGCTCAGAAATGCCAACCTCTTGGCTCCGAGCAATTGAACGCGCTGGTATTATTAAATATCGCACGAACACTCACAGTTTCAGCAAGCAATTAGCTGATACTTATTAAAATATGAATTAAAATAACCCACACATGACCTAAT